GAATATAACGTCACGGTGGAACGGGGCAGTCTGATTCCAGAACTCAGCGCCCTCCGGGAAGCCCGGATTCGGGAACATCTCCAATCCCCCCTGAGTATTCTCTATATCGACGAACGCACCGGCAAAATCGACAAGGAGAAGATTGCAGCTGATTTATCCATGGGAGACACCGCACGCGAGGATAGTGCCTCCCAATACCGCAAATTGGCGATGTCGCTCATCGAACGGCTCTGGGAAGGACAGGCACTCCCGCCCCATATTCCCATGCCGTTTTGGAATCTGCGGGTGGTGATGGACGAATTTGAGGCCGAAATGGCCACCACAGAATTTCTCGGCGCGTCTCAGGAGGTGCAACAGGGTTTTGTCGACTTTTGGAATCGGTGCCGTCAAATCCTGGTGGAGGCGTCCGAACGCCGTCAACAGGGCGCAGACAACGCCCAGGTTCAGGGAGCTGTGGCACAGGCCGCGCAACAGGCTGCCGCAAAGGCCGCCGCTGAAGCAATCGACATGGCTATGGACTCAGCCAAAGCCGCCGCTGAAGTCGCGCCCGAAGCCCCGGATATGCTGGCCAAAGCCATGATGCAGCAATCACAGCGAGGACCACGCTAATGGCTGGGAGGCTGATTCAAAAAGCCTTAAATATCGGCAAAGACAAGCTCCACACCCTCAAGGGCACGGTGCGCCCACTGGAACGGCTCAAAGACCCACTGGGCCTGCCAGGACCAGGCATGTTCGACCCCACCAAGATGACCTGGGAAGAATATCTCCAGCAGCCTGCCCAGCTTCGCGGTCCCATGGCCGACAAACTGAAGCTCGCCCTCCTCTCTCCGGTGCGCCGCAGGAAGAAAAAACCAGGCAGCGACAAGAAAACTGGCACCCGGAGGCCCACCGATGGCTGATGTCCGTCGACCCAAACTCGACGCCAAAATGGCCATGATGATGCGGGAATACAAAGACAACCCCAAGAAGTTCAAAGGGGGGCGCAAACAGGCCCAGGCTATTGCCTTTTCCAAGGCTGACGTGCGACGGCGGCAGAAAAAACGCTAACAGCTTGACATCATCCCCACCCCATATCTATACTCCAATAAGTGCCGTGTCTGAACACGGAACGCGAATACGGAACGGGGCACTCTCTGGCAAGAGAACACGCACCGTGACACTCGCAGACCACTCAATGAGGCATGTATGACTGACGAACTGGAATCTGTCGGCGACGAGCAACTTGAGGGGCAAGAGGCCCCCGTCGCTGACGCGGAGGGAACATCTTCCGAGAGTTGGCCCAAAGAAGTCCAGGCCGAATACACCCGAAAGTCCCAGGCCCTGGCAGATGAACGCAGGCAATGGGAGCAGCACCGCGACTCATGGAACACCCAGGCACAGACGCAGCAGCAGCAGTTGCAGCAATATGCTCAACAATTGCAGCAGCAGCAGCAGCAAGGGGCTACACCACAACAACAGGCGCAGACCAATATGGTCGAGCAGTTGAAGGGGATGTCCTACCTGGATGGTCCGACGGCAGCGGCGCTGGTGGAACGCATTATGAGTGAGGGGATTGCCCCCCTAAATTCTGCGATTCAACAACGGGACAAGGCCCTCGGAGCCATGTATCAGAAATACAAGTCTCTGGAGGACTCCATTGGCCAACAACAGGGGAAGCAAGTCGAATCAGAGTTAGAAACACGCTTCGCGAAAGCGCGTGAGGAACATGGACTCCCGGATGAGGAATGGGCACATGAATATCTGCGTGACGTGTATTACTCACACGAAGGCGCGGATTTGAATAACTCCTATTCCGATATGGTTCGCAGCCGCTTGGATGCGATGCGAAAGGGTATCCGTGATATGGACCGACAGACAGCCCAGCAAGCCAAAACCTCTCCCTTCCCGTCAAAAGGTGGGGAGATGTCTCCGGTGAAAGGGAAGACTGGCGGCTATAAAACCCCACAACAGCGTGCTGACGAACTCTGGCCGATGATCAACCCTGGCTCGGCAGAATAACCTCCTTAGACTAGGAGTATTCTATGGCGAGTACCACTGATGTCATCGAAGCCCTGAAATACACCTATGGTGTAGATCAGGTCCTCTACCTGGTGAATCAGGAAATCGTCACCTGGAATATGTTCCAGAAACTCAAGAAGCCATTGGGTGGTCGTGGGCAGTTCATTATGCCCATCATGACCAAGAACCCTGGGGCCTGGACCGGGTTGAGTGAAGGCGGCGCATTGCCCTCCAACCTGAACCCAGACACAGAAGAAGCGTCATTCAGCCTCACAGAATTTGCGGGGCTGTATAACATGTCGTGGAAGCTGCTCCAGGATGCCCGGAACTCAAAATTTGCGTTCCAGACGGCTTTGAAGATGATGGAGCAAGGATTCAGGCGACGTGTCCTGAAGCTCATCAACGGCGACCTGTTGTCCGACGGACTCGGGAAGCTCGCTGTCTTGCCTGCCGCAGACGACCAAGCCACAGTCACGGTCAACGCCCTTCCAGGGGTGGATATCGGGATGGTGGTTGACGTCATGGATGCGTCAGACAACAACGCCAAGGTCGGGAACTCTCTGACGGTCAATGCCGTGGACGTCCCGAACCGCACCGTGACCCTGAGTGGGGCCTTGAGTGGCTCTGCGGCCACTGACTACATGGTCATCCAGGACACGGTCGCCACCGGTTATTCCTACCACACCAATGGGCTGTTGGGGATTATCGATGACGCGAATCCACCAGCACCCAAAGGGAATTTTGGGAATATCAATCGCAGCACGGCTGGCAATGAATTCTGGGAGTCAGTGGTGTTGAGCAACAGTGGCACCAACCGGGCGCTCACCGAGGACCTCGTCATGCAGCTTGAGGACTCTGTGCGTGAGAAGGGCGGCGCGTCACTGAACTCGTATATCTCCAATCTGGCCATCGTGCGCCGGTATCACGAACTCCTGAAAGAAGACGTGTTCTTCTCGATGGGGAAACCGTCGATGCTGGATAGCGGGGCCGGTATCGGACGATCCGGGGGCGCACAACAGAAGGGCAAAGAGGGCGGCGACGGCAAGACCATCTACCGCTTCTCCGGCAATACCTGGCATGTGGACCCCTATTTCGCAGCCAACACCATCGTCGGGATGGACACCAAGCATTTCTACATCGGTCACGGTGAGAATGCGGTGCCACGCCCGGTGTCAGAAATCTTCGACGGCACACCATTCTTCCGTCAGACCTCCAACACCACCTTTGAGGTGGCGTGGTACTGGCAGGGTGAACTGTTGTCCGACAACCCGGCTGCCGGGGCGAAGATTGAGGACGTTGCAGAATCGTAAACTGAGTAGGTGGGGGGAGGGGCCGACGTCCCAGCCGGCTCCTTCCCTGTCACTTCGCCAGGAGATTAGGAATTATGGGTATCAAAGCCATTGCACGACTCGCAGCGGTGCATATCCCCTATACCATTTCAGCGGGGGAAGCTGCTGATTGCCATGTTTTCGTGGCCGACCAGGACTATGAAGTGCTGGATGTGCGGGAGACGCACAGTATTGTGGGCGCAGGGAGTAGCACCCTGGATGTGGGCGTGTCAGCCTCTGGCACAGCTCCAGCCAGTCTGACCACGGCCCTCAGTTCGGCGTTTGCCCTGGATAGCACGGTGAATGTGCCTGTGCAGGCGACGTTGACCTCGACCCTGGCCAACCGCAATGTGGACAAAGGTGAGCAGATTTCACTGAACTGGACAGGCACCGTGTCGGCGTATGAAGGGGCGGTGCATATCGTCCTGAAACCGATACGGACCAATACTACGTATTAAGGAGTCCTATGGAGACGTTTGACCCGGTGGATTACTCGTTGGCCGAAAATCAGTTCTTCCTCAAACACCTGGGGGAATCCCCGGTGGTGGCGATGGAAGATGACTTGCCAAAGGGTGTCTCCCCCGCAGCCGTCCGTGATGTGTTGGGTGCTGTCTACGAACTCGACGAACTCAAGAAGCATCGCGGCAAGGAGTGGGTGGGCGTGACCGCGCTCTCCACAGCTATCCGGGTCTATCTCCATGAATGGGAAAAATGGCGTGACCTCTCCAATCGTGGGGCACCACGCTGGCCGACACTCCATGCCTGGGACGGCAAAGGTCGTCCACATCGGGGTGGGATTGGGTCGGACTCAGCCAAAATCGTGACCTACATCGACCAGGATGGAACACGCCATCGGTTCGCCGTGCCGCTGCATACCAATGAGGGCACAGACTTCACCCCACCGTGGATGCAGGAAGCCGAGCCGGTGCCTGATGAGTGTGTCATCGACGTCGACAAGGGATTCATGCAGTGTCCGGTGGACAGTTGGGCTACCAACTTCAACCCTGACTCGCGTCAGTCACAGAACATGGCGCGTGCCCGTATGGCCAAACACTGCCGGTCCTCGAAAGATGAGCGGGTACGGGAATTTGGGTTGAAGGTGTTTGGATAATGACACATGCTACAACAACGGGACAGTGGACAGACTCTGTCGGTGCCGGTCGTCACACCTGCACCCCCAGACATTGAAACAAGCACGCATTTCTGGCATCCCAATCGGTTTGGGGTCCAGTATGGGCCTGCCACGTTCCGGCGTGACCTCCAGGCAATCCATCCAGACCTCGACGTCACCTGGCATCCACTCAAGGAGCGGTGGCTGGTGTGGTACAAGCGCCCACGGATTCAGCACCACCTCTGTCAAGGGTGGCTCCTGCTGTTCGTGGTCGAAGACTCACAACACGCCTATGTCGGACTCGATACACGCGTCCTGGCAGCCGTGTATGAACAGAGTGGATTCAAATGGGGGTCAGGAAAAGCCTACTGGGCGCGTGTCGAAGGAGAATCCCAACGCGAAGCTGCGAGCCGTGAAGCCGACCGTGAGCAAGAGGTGGCGGATGTAGGTGCTGACCACTGGGACCACACCAAGATTCAAGTCAGTATGTGTGGCCCCTCGTCAGGAAGCAAGTTCGTCAATCACCATGCGGGAGACTAAATGGCTACAGGACAAACCCTCCTTGACCTCATGGAGGTCATGGACCGGGGATTGCAGCTCCAGTCGGGTGAAACCGGCGTTACACGCGGGCTGACCGCAATCAACGCGGCCCAGGACCACTTTGAGTCCATCCTGGCATTGGAGCCGAATGTCCTGGGGTCGACGGTGGGCACGGTTACCACCACAGCCGACACCGAGTCCACGACCTTTCCTTCTACCCTCCTCCGCCTCGATCGGCTGCAATATATCGACGCAGCTACAAGTCGACCAGCATGGGATTTAGATCGTGTGGGGTATACCGGGGACTATTTCCAGTCCCGGATGGTGCTTCCCACCTTCCAACTCGGTGGGAGCACGACAGGCAAACCGCTGCGCTATTGGACCAATGGGACGCTTATTTACTGGGACCCCCTGCCGGACGCGACCCACACCATTCGCTACTATGGCTTTGTGCCGGCCAGTGATATCAGTGCCGCTGGGACCTTTGCCTATCCTGACATTGCCCTGATGCCCCTGGCCACCTTTGCCGTCAAGCTCCTCCGGGTTGGGAAAGATGACGACAACTCCGAAGTGACCGACGTGGGCGGTCGTGTGTTTGGTCCCACCATCCAGGCATTGAGCCGCTTCAATCGGGATCGGCCTCCTGGGTATGACTATCGCTATATCCATACAACATAGGAGCCGAGGATGCAGCCAGCACAACAGAGCTTTCAGGACATCTGGAGTGACCAACTCGTCAAGCGGGCCAAGATTGACGGGGCATCGAGTGGAGACAACACCCTGGTCGCTGCGGTGACCGGCAAGAAGATTCGGGTGCTGGCCCTCTCAGCCACCATGACGGGCACTGCCGTCACGATTCGGTTTGAGAGTGGGGCTGGAGGCACTGCATTGACGGGGCAGATGGGGCCAACGGCTGGCCAGACCATTACGCTGCCCTTTAACCCTGTTGGATGGTTTGAGACAGCGGCTGCCACACTGCTCAATATGGAATTGAGCGGGGCACAATCAGTGGATGGTGTGCTGGTTTATATTGAGGTCTAAATGGCTGACATTCAAGTTGCCAACACCGATGCGGATCTCTCGGGCAATACGGTCGTCACCGAAGAGAACGCCTATACCATCACGGGGCTGCATACCTTCAGTCGGTCCACCAATGCGCCGTTTGCCTGTATTTCGGGCGCGGCGTATGTGCAATATCTGGACGCCGACAAAGTGGATGGCGTGGAAGCGGCGGCATTGCTGCGGGTCGATGGGAGTCTTGCGCTGTCTGCGAACTGGGATGCGGGCGGGTACGAGATTCGGTCGTCT